TTGATCTTCAATTAAAAAAAGTGTATTACGTGTGTAATTCTCAAATAAAGATGCTCTCACCTCTGTACCAATGATAGAATTAAAAAATCTTTCAGTTGGCATTGTTTCAACCAAATTTCTCACAGATCTTACGATTGCTCGCTCATTTGTAAGCACAGGAAGGTCTTTTGTCACTGGATGAGGTGAAAAAGACAAACTGATATCCTTAAATGCTCTTGATTTGCGTTGAATCGCCATTATTAATGCTTTTAGATTTATTTATACCCTATCTTGCATAATCATTCATCACATAATCATCTGTATCAAAGTATTCAAGCACCCAAAAGGCAACACAACGTGGATTTTTCGCTCCACAAGTAAAAATATCGAATGCAACGCAGTTTTTTTCTGGCCAAGTATGGCAAGAAAGGTGACTTTCACCCAAAGTTAGGTTGACAGTCACTCCATAAGGGTCGAATTTATGTGTATAAGTGTTTAAAACCTGTACACCTTCAATTTTACAGGCATCAACGCACACTTGTTCAATTTTTTCCGCATCATTTAACTTTTCAAAGGGTACATTATACACTTCGACAAGTAAATGTGTACCCATATGAGCATTTTTTACGTTTTTCATCCCAATTCTGGTTCAAATGGTTTTCTATCGTTAGTTTCTTTTCTCTCTTTTGCTGTTTTCCAGAAATAATTCTCTTCTGAACCCAATCCATCACGGTCATGACCATTCTCAACCTGATAGTAAACTGTTGATACCTTAAAATCGGGATTTTTGGGTATTTCGGGTGTAATACTATTATCATAGATACGCATTCTATTATTCGGATACAAGGCAAATTGCCCATTATCCAATTCTATTAGATTATGTGACTTATGTTCTGCTGGCTGCTCACTTGTTGAGTAATCTATTGCATCTACGTCTTGGTGATAGTTATCTAACGTGCAAATATAGGTTCCTGTCTGCGTTCCAAAGTCTCTTGTATACACTTCATAGTGCATTGACCCTATAAACTGCTTTTGAACTGCTACAACCCCATAATCCATACAATTCCAGAATTGTAAGTTATGTAGAGTCATATCTGGGTCTGGTATCTCAGGTTCCGAGAGAAACGCGGATATTGGGAGCTTGTCAAACATTGCAGCATACTCAGGTAAGTATGTTTCAAAGTAAAAAGCACGGCCAGGTATTGACTTAGCAGATACCCAAACTCCCTTGACGAATTCACCGTGACCACTCTTATGGTCAGTTAAGTATTCCTTTCGCACCCATACTTCATAGGATGGAAGGTTCGTAATAAGACAAGACATTTAATCATACTCCAGTAAATCAGGGCATAATAAAGACCCACGAAGGTCTTTTGCCTGTGGGTTATGTTCACATAATTTATTCATCCACATCCTTTCTTCGATAGTAACGGTATCATCTGATATGATCCGACAACATATGTCGGTAAGTCTAACACGGTATTTGGTGCTTAACATTACTTTCCCTGACCTCGGTAACGCTTCTTCGGTGAATTACGAGAAGTCGCGGAATATTTGGTATTTTTCGAGGAGCCTTGGCGACTCTTCTTTGGAACAGAGACATATACCTCTCTACCCCATGAACCTGTTGTTGATCTAACTGCCATATTTAACCATGTGGATTGTAATAAGTAACTAATACTAATATAATGAATAGTATTACGAGTATCGAGAAGAACGCGATGACCATTAGATTACCCTCGTCTTCTCATGACCTACACGAATGCGAGGATCTGCCCATATATCAAAACCTGCTTCTTGTGCATCTAAACAGAATGATACGTCTTCTCCGCACATATCTTGAACATCTCCTGACTCAAAGACTTGCATCTTAGGAGCAAACCAAGGATACTCCAGTTTCTCGAAGACACCATGTTTAATAAGCACCCAACCAAAACCAGTGTAATCGCAGGTAAAAGGTTTCTTTCTCTTACTCATAGTTTCCACAGTCTCGTGATTCATCACTCCACCATTCTTACGGAAGTCATCTTCTTCGAGCCAATGAGCAATACTGGTAGTAGAACCATCTTCAGTAGCATACCATCCTGCAGTGATCTCTTTTTCATTACCATCTTTATCAATTGCTAGATCACATAGTTGCCAGAACTTTGTTGTATCAAATACAATGTCAGAGTCTATCCATAACTGATAGTCATATGTAAGTTTACCATCCCAAGGTATTTGCTTAGGCCCTCTTAATACGTTTGCACCTAATACTTTACATCTTGCAAAGTTTACCATAGAAGAGTAATCTTGTGATATCTGTATACTCATTCCATTCTGCACCATGTCGAAACATAGTTGCACGAAGTTCTTAAGGAAGATATATGAACATCCTCTACCAGGTAGACAGAAGACTATTGCTTTACCTTTCATTCGTGCTTTAATTGCATCAATATCCCACTCAGGTGCTTTGACTTTTGGTGCAACTGTTTTTACTTTAAATCCTTTAGCCATTAAGATAAGTTCACTACACTATTATTTTACACCCTTATCTATACATTGTCAATATGAGTCTTCTCCCATTGGTTCGGTATATATCACTTTTCCAGGCCCACCATACCCGACTTTACCTTGTAGTTTTACATATGATAAGTCACTCTCAGTATATTCAGTTTTAAGTATGCCTACCATTACTTTAAGCATCTCCCATGTATCTTCAAACTCTTCTTCATTTAAACAGTTATATATGCAACTATCTTTTGCGTATATGTGGTAAATTGTATCTCGTAGGTCTTGCATCTCCCTCAACTGATCTTAAAGATATTTATAACTTCCCGAAGAACCATAGCAAAGCTATGTATGAAAAAAAGTAATTAGGGGTTTTTTGGCCACGGGAATTTTTTTTATATAGAGATATAGCTAGGTCGAATTGTCACCTCTGTAGGTTAGGGTAGTTAGGGTTTTTTATATCACGCAAAATATAAACAAATACGGCAACCGCTTAAACAACTGCCGTATAAGTGTTTTTTGCTTAGTGCCTATTGGTTTGCAAAGGCATCAGATATTTTCTCTTCGATTGCGTTGACCCTCGCTAGTACGGGTGTTCTGCCTATGAGATCTTCAACATCCATGCCTTCGTCATCATAATGTCTATAGTCATCCATTGCTGCGAGGATTGTCTCTAATTCATATTCGTTGAATTTAATTGTGAATGTGTCGATTGCCATAATAAGGGAAGTGTATCTATTAGGGAAACAATTTAGAGGTACCAATTCTTATTAATATTTGCAAGATGGATTCGTGCGAACTGAGATGGTGGGCTTGTGTCTTAGTCTCTCTCTATTGATTGCTCTATAGTCTATCTCTGTTGCGATTGCCATGCCTACAGTATATAATGCATAGCAGCCGCCTATAAGAATGAATAGTTCCATAAGTCTCCAGGAATGTTATCTATTAGGGGAACAGTTTATAAGGCCCAATTAGTATTGGTTTGCCTTCGCTGTAAGTAATGCTATATAGAAGTCAGTAAAATTTAATTTCTGTGTGCCGTCTTTCCTGGTAGATGTATAACCGCAAGTCTTGACGACCTCCTTAATATCTGCTTCGGGTAAGGATTGCACTGTGTTAATTAGTTGATTGCCTGATAACATAATAATAAATTCAATTCGTTCGTATATACCTATTATATCAAAACGTGGGAATAAAAAAGGTCTTTTATATGCATCTTTATAAACTGTCATAAAAAAAAGGCCCTGTGTGAGAGAGCCTTTAAACAACCAACTTTTTTTCTATGACCTCACTATGGAGACTTCTAAGGATTCCCAGTTCTTAGAAGTTTGTAGGGAGCCTATTCTAACGGTATCTTTTACAATTTGCCGAAGCAGTGATTAACCGTATCATAATTAAGACTTGAATTAAACTTTGAGTTTTAATTCGCTTCTTACACTAGGGGAACACTTTAGAGGGCCATCAGGAGCTGGCCAAAAGACTGCTATTCTTAACCAAAACTGTAGCCACTAAAGTGTAATGTACTGCCCTCCAATAGTGCTTAATAAAAAACACTAGAAGCTGGCCCTGTAAAGTGTAATGTACTGGGTTTCTATAATTCTTCGATATGCGTGTTAATATGCTCCCATTCTGACAGATTGAACACTTTATTAAAATCAATTTGCCGTGGGTTAAAATCCTGGTCTACTGTCAAGTCTAGAGTGATTCTATAAGACTGCTGACAGGGGGCCAGCTGGCTGTTAATTACCATAGGCAAAAAGGCATTAATTCTTTATACTTAATTATCGCATATTTCCGTGTAATTGTCAACACTTATAAAAAACGATTAGGGTTACAAAATATTACTGGGCGGTCTTGACATTTTGTGCGAGATCGTGATAGAATGCTCGCTAAGATAACAACAAAACCGACCAATAATCCCCACTAAATTATACTTAATACTCAAAAATACTTCCTATTTATTACACTTTTATAAACCTTTATAAAACGCTTAGTTATATTTAAAATAACATTTATTAATGTTTTTATACCTTTTTTAACGTAGTTTTCCACAAGTTCGACTAATTTCTGGGGAAAACTCTTTCTTTTTACTAATGGTGATAATGGTGTTATCATAGGTCATACTCTGGGATTAATTGTAATTGTTTAGCAACTCCAATACCTTCCACGATTGAGTAGGCAAGTTCTCCACTTATACGGTTTTCGTCACAATAATAAGATACTACATCTTCAATTAATTCAAGTAATTCGCCACTATGTTTGAATAGTTCTTCTCTGGTGTAGTTCATGAATTTTGCTCCTCTGTATAACTGTGAAATAACTGGTAATAGGTATCGTTCATAATACCAAATTGAAAAGAAGTCTGACTCTCGTTTTCGTCAGTAGAGTTATAAATCTGTGAGATCAATTCATACTCTTTTGTTGTTAGTGTTCTCACTTGTAATACCTCGATGAATTGATTTGATTTTCAAAGTGTATAGAGTTAGTATAATTACGATTGTTAACCTCTAACTCTTCACATTTTTTGATTAGTTCTCTGAGTTTTTGAACATCAGCATCAAATTGTTTTCTTGAAT